CCTGTAAAAGCTGTTGTTTGATCGGTAGTTAAACTTTGTCCAGGAAAATCTCTAGCTTTCAAAACGACGTTTAAAGTCTGTGAAGCACCAGAATCTCCAGTAAATTTTACGTCGGGTATAAACCGACGAATAAACTGAAACTCTTCGCCATCACCGATATCGAAATCAGCACTCTCTATAAAAACATTATCCATTGGAGAGCCATCGTTATCGTGACCTGTTTCATGAGAATAAATGTAATTCCTATCGTCTGCAAACCCTGCTGCTCTAGGGAAAGAAGCGATACCTTCGTCTAACCATGCAGTGCGAGAAAGTTCACCTATCGACCACGATCCTTCGACGTAATTCAGTACGACGTATTTATCTATCGTTGTGCTATCTGCAGAGCAATAAAACCAGCCTACTTCATCGAACTGTTTATTTACGAAACCGAAAATTTGAAACGATTGTTTTTCGTTTAAATTATCAAATACAAAGCTGTGTACGCTACACGGTACAGGGACTACCGAGCCATTATAAGTATAGAAACCTTTTTTATCCATCCAATAAATACCCGTAGGCGAGTTGATTGCGGCGTTAGGGCCGATCAAACTCACACCTTCGTTGACTAAATTAAGTCCGAAAGTATTAGGAGGGCCAACAAACTGTAAGCTATATAATGCTACGTCTGTCCATACCAATGTTTCTTGTCTTGCTCGGATACCGCCGATAATTTCTGACCCAGCAGAACAACGTAAAGAACCTGCGGTATTAGTAGCTCTCGGTTCGAAATCAAAAGGGTTTTCTTGATCAGAAAAAGCAATTAATAACGGGTCTATCGCTCCAGAACGGACAGCGCCGTCCATCGGATCAGCGCCTAAAATAATTACATGCCGATCGATATCAGATACTAAAACTTGCAACCCCAACGTAGGAACTTGATTAGCATTTGCTTTGTCAGATAAAGCTACTGCTCTTTGGCTGGCTGAAGAAAAATCCCAATAATAAACGCCCCCTGCTCGGACGTTAGCGATTAAATCCTCACCGAAATTATCTATTGACCATAATCTCAACTGATTATTAGCGGCCAACGAACTTGTTGAACCCCAAGTGCCCGACCCCCAAGCACCAGTACCCCAACCTGTACCGTCGACGAATACATCTAAACCGACGCTAATTTGATACGTTCCAATAGTAGAACTGCCCCCGTTCCCTGTATCAGAAGAATTAGCTGTAACAGTATTACCATCTGTATCTTTAGCAGTAATCGTAAATGCGTTTGCAGAAGTAATCGCAGTTACTTGATATTCTTGATTTAAAACGGCGGCAGTAATATTACCGCCTAACGAAGCTGCGTCTGAAAATGTAACGAAATCATTTAAGTCTGCACCGTGGGCAGTATCGCTAACAGTAATAGTTGAAGAGCCATTTGTTGCAGAAAAAGTAACGTCTCCTGCGCCTGTTGTAGATCGGATAGGAGTGATATCGTTATAGTTATCACCTTCTTGCCAATAAAGTTTGAAAGTCGTACCGATTGAAAACACTCGGGTGCCGTTTAATGTAACGTATGCGTGTAGTTTTCTTCCTTTTCCTTTTATAGACGCAGTTAAATATTTGACCCATCCACCTATTTTTTCTGGTAATCCTTTACGAAACCGAACTAAATTACCATCGAACCATCCACCTTCTGCAGTGTAATCAGTGCCTTCTTTATCTATTCCAGGATTAAAAATAAATTTCTGTAGAGGCATTAGATATACTCACCACTACGGATCATTTCGGTTACGCGAATCGCTCTCGTACCAACTTGTTGCGCCCATTTACTATCCATAAATTCATCTGCCGCAACATCGAACTGCTCACGAGACATAGCTTCTAATGCTTTTACGAAACCCCGCAGTCTTGTAAGACCGAGGTTGAAACATATATCGATCATCGCATCTTGACGCGCTTCGTTAATACCATTAAACCAAAAATAAGCATCAGCTAGTTCTTCTTTTACTCGCGCTATATCGTTCGTTAGTAAATATTCAATCTCATCGTCAGATAATCCAAGGCCAGACTCTGAGATATTTCTGCCTACACCAATCGTTTCGTAACCAGCAGAGCATAAATAGACTTTGGATTTTACGCCTTCATGACGCTTAATCATCTCTACTAATTTACTCATTACTTTTCTCTCGCGACGTTCTTGACTTTTTCGTATGAGCGCATAGCACCTAACCCAAGCATGCCCATCATAACTGGCACTAATAACGTAGTATCTACTTCAGGGACGTCTACCCATATGCCTGCGATATTTACAATGATTGTGTTATAAAGAAGGCCCAACGCACATATCCAACCGATAGCAGGTCTCCACCCACCAATAAACAAAGAACCAGTAGCGGCTTCAGCTTTATTAATTTCTAACTGAGCTAACAATGCTTGTTGACTATGTTTTTCGCTCATAGTCGCGATTTCGTGGGCTAAAGCATTCTTTTGATCTTTATCCTCTATGAATTTATCTAACAGTCCCGAAACTGGCCCAATTAAGGACGCTACAATGCTCATAACTATTTCCTAGTAATTTAAATATTGAATTAAGCCCAAACTTTAACTTTTTTGCCGCCCCAATACTCTACAGCATGACCCTCATCAATCAGGATTTGACACATGCTGACACCTTCTAATGTCTTAGGAATACCTAAAATACGACCGTATTTACCTGTGCCCAAAGATTCTAACTGCATCTCACCAGAGCAAAGTTCTGTAAGGCGTGCTTTAGCAGCCAAACCTAAAACTTTCTCTGCTTTATTTTTAGTACGACACTCTGGTGAATCAATTCCTGCAAGCCGGATGCGCTGCTTTTTTAGCCATACATCGAAGCCTAAATCAATATCTACGTCGATAGTGTCGCCATCAATAACACGAACAAGTTTAGCCTTGTAGTGATACATCGCTATCTCCTGCTAGACCACGCTTGAGCACCAAAGAACGCAGCCAGTATACCGGCGACAGAAACAAAATAGACCGCAGCCATATCGCCTAATATTTTTGCGGCTTGTGATAAACCGAAGAACTCGCTGCCGACGACCAGAGATGGGTATAACAACATACCCCAAAGGGCGAACCAACTCATGCCTCGCTGGGCATCTGCTCGTTCATGGTGAAGACGTAACGCTAATAACTTTTCCGAACTTTCTATTTCGGAATCACTAACAACTCCATCTTGGTTTGAGTCGTACTCTGCGTACTCGCTGCCTTCTTGTAATTTCTTTGCCGCCATTAGTCGTATGTCTTTGTGTTTTCGTTGATTCGTTTCGGAATACAGTATGCTGTTACATTCTCTTGCATCTGGTAGCGGTTGTTAATCTTAGTTTTACCAGTGCTGACGTAGTAAGCAAACGTATTACAGCGAGTAATATCTCGAAAGAAAAATTGATCTGGTATCGGCTCGCCGTTTACGATTACGACTAATAAAAAAGCCATGATCATGGCAGGTCTAACCAATAACTAACCGCAAACAAAAACGTCGGCCCTGCAATACCGCTGATTAAAATAATCCAAAGTATTTTTTCCAAGATACTCACCCGTAAATCTGAAATATGATCGCAAACCCTGCGGCGATAATCGCTCCGCCCACGATTAAAGTAGTGGCTCCAACCAAGATCTGAGCAATAAGATGGTCACGCTCTTTTTTCTTACGAGCAATCATCCTTAAATGTTCTTGTCGATCACGCTCCTGCTGGGCTTTTGCTGCTTTAAAATCATCAAGGAGCTTTGGATCTGCTACTAATAATAGATCGTGCACTGATTGCCAATGGCGCTCATATTGGCGCTTTATCATTTGGAGCTTGAGGATTTCGTTCTGAGTAAGTGGCTTAAACGTGCTTTGTCGGCGTTCTGCCTCGAAGTTTGTTATCCCTTCCCCAAAATCACTGATCA